CACCATCTTTATAATATGCAGTTCCATCAATCGCATTTTGAACCCCTGTGATAGTAAAAGACTTTTGAACTCCATCATAATAAAGATGACTGTCTTCAATTCTATTGGTTGTTACAGTTTGATTTATTAACCATTCTCCACCCTCAACACAAATTCTTTTATGTAGTGGTTCTATCTTTATAACATTACCAGTGTAAGTTCCATTAGTAACTTGTTCCCCGAAATGAAATTTAGAGGTTGCAGTAATTGTCCATGGAGTATTATCTTTATTGTAAGTTGTTTCATCTACTATATCAGTTGTATTTGCAGCGACTAGCCATACGCCGGGATATTTCTCTGTTAAGTAATTTGAAAGGGTTTCTTGATCCATGTGCCATTCATAATAGTTACTCCAATCATTTACTAAAAATAATGTCCAATGAAGATCACCATTACCGTAAAGTTTTGAAGCTACTACATCAGGACGCTCTCCATCAAGTAGTTCATAATAAGTGTAATCTACGACACTATTGACAGCGTCTTGTTCAACTGTTGCTTTCCGAAAGAAATCTTTAATAGTAACAACCTTACCATCAGGTAAAGTATACTGTAGTTCGGGAAAGTTTTTAAATAATTGATTTGCCATATTCTACTCCTATCCACCCTTTGGTTGAACATAGGTATCTAAAAGACTGTCTGAACTCTTCAAATTAGATTGACTAAATGGACTAAGTTCTTGATAAGATTCCTGAGTGAGGATTTTAATTTCTGACATACTTAATGTCATTGAAGATGCAATAGGTTGACCATCGGAATAAGTTGCAAATTTACTAGGGGAATTATGATCAACAGAAACACTTGTGCAAACCATCGGCATGAACCCATCAAGTTTTTTCGCAACAGGCCCTTCGTATCGAACATCAAAAATATTTGGAAAGTTAAAGAATGCTTCACCAGCTGCTGCTGATTCACCTACCTCTTGTTTACCACCACCTAAAGGTGGAAAGGTATCAGGTAACATTGCAGTTTTAAACCAGTAGATAATAGTATTAACCATGTCTGCCTCTGCTTGTGACTTTGGCCAAAATTCAAAATCAAACTCAAAGTCTCTAAAACTTATACCCTCTAACATTTGTTCTAATTGTGGATTAGCTGCTTTACCTTGTAAGAAAAACTTTGTATTTCCTGTCAGAGTATTTAACATTTTATCAGCAGTTTGTGTAATCCCAGCTAACATACCATCAATCTTATTCATACCTTGACCTGTTACAGCTCCTCTCACAAAACTACCAACTCCTTCATCACCACTATAACTAACTGTGGCATCTGTCGTTATGCTATCAGGAACATATAATGCAATCTCAACATTCCCTGATGATAACATAGATCGTCTATTGGCATCATCCTTTCTCTTGTTAGGTCTCTCTCTTCCGATTCTTGGTCGAGTTGTGAAGATCATCCAATTATCTAGATTTTCTTTTAAAGGATACTGTAATTCGATAGTCGATTCTACAGGATTCTTTTTAGAGGCTATCTTACCACTATTTTTTGCTGTTAAATTCTTCTGTAAAGATTTTCGTCTTCTATCAAGAGTTTGAGTTGCTTTCTCTGCCTGTTCTTTTAATTCATCAGAATTAACAGCAGAATTATAATCTATGTTCTGTAATTTTGATGCAATTCCCTTTAGAGATGAGATTGCTTGTTTTGCTTTATTGACTTTTTTAAGGATTCTACTTAGACCCATGAGTTGTTCCTGTTATAAATATTTTAAGTTAATATGTTGAAGGTTCTAATATCTATTTATGTCATACAGTGGTAAGTATAAACCAAAGAATTATAAAAAATATAGGGGAGACCCTACAAAAATCTATTATCGGTCACTTTGGGAGCGAAGATTCATGGATTATTGCGATCGTAACTCCAAAATTATAGAATGGGGAAGCGAAGAGATCGTTATACCTTATATATCTCCTGTAGATAAGAAACCTCACAGATACTTTCCTGACTTCTATATTAAAATGGTTAACTCAAACGGTCAAAATGTTCGTCATATCATTGAAGTCAAACCAAAGAAACACTTAAAACGCCCAGTAAAGAAATCAAGAACAACCCAAAAGTTTCTCAGGGAAGTTGCAACCTATGGAATTAACCAAGCAAAGTTCAAAGCTGCAAGAAGTTATTGTAAAGATCGTAAATATAAATTCACTATATTAACAGAAGACCATCTCACTTAGTATAAATAGTTATATGGTAAGTAAAGTGTTAGCATCTGCAGCTGTTAGATCAGCAACAAAACCAAAAATGTCTTTAATGGAAAGATGGGAAAATCAATCACCATCTAATCTAAGAAAAAGAAGTTTGGAAAGTATGAATTGGTTTAAGGGTAGGGCAAGAAACCTTAAATTAAGACAAGAACCATTACAAAGAGACATAGGACAGTTTGTAGGTGGTAATCCTATCAGTTTAAGACAAGGAAAAATGTATATGTTCTTCTATGATGCAAAAACAAAGAAGAAATTACCATATTGGGACAGATTTCCGTGTATGATACCTTTAGATCATCGTGAAGGTCAAATATTAGGTGTTAATTTACACTATATTGCACCTAGACATAGGATACTTCTATTAGATGAGTTGTTTAGACGAACAAATAACGAAGATTTTGACGATACAACTCGTTTTCGTATCTTTTATGATATGATAAAGGCAGTGTCTAGGTTAAAATATGCAAAACCATGTCTTAAATGGTATATTGCTAGCAGAATACAGAGTAGAGTAACAGAAGTCCCCACTAACTATTGGGAAATAGTTGCATTAATGCCTTCTGCCCTATGGGAAGGGGCTCATGCAAATCATGTCTATGCAAAAAGTAGGAGAAAATTCTAATGGCAGACACAGAACCAAAAACTAACATCAGCAAAAGGATGGAAGATGAACGAGGTGGCAAAGGCACTAAAGGTGGTGGAACAAAGTTTAGTTCAAAAATAGATAAACTAAAATACAACTTTGACACTGGTGCAAGATCAAATAGATTCCATGTAAATCTTCATTGTCCAAAACTTAATTTAAGTTTGGATGGTCTTAGATGTGAGTCAGCAACTTTGCCTGGCAGAAGTCTTGGCACCACTGAGTTCTCAGCTTATGGAGCAGAAGAATCTTTCCCTGATGGAACTATTGATAACGGTGGAACAATAGATTTAACTTTTTTATGTGACTCAGGATTCTATGATCGTTTCATAATTGAAACATGGCAAAGCATGATATATGCTGGTGGTGAACAATCGATTGAAAAATCTCAGGATGTAGTTAATGAAGAGACTGGTGCCACAGAAACACAAACAACACAAGAACAAGCTTCTTATGGAAATAGTGTCACTCCATACTTTGCATATAAAGATGAATATACAGGTGAGATAGAAATACATCAATTTAGATTAGATGATAAGACTGCATTACGATATAGATTATATGACGCATGGCCAGTTAGTTATGCTGATATGGACTTATCATCTACGGCAGCAGAACCACTTATGAAATTTAGTTGCACCTTTGCATACACAACTTTTGATACAGAGTATGTTCAGAAGCCACCATTGTCTGCACTAAATAAAGGAAGGAGAATGTTGGATATACTTTTAGATGGAATGAAAGTTGGTTCAAGATTCTCAGGAAAAGCAGGTCGAGCTATGAACAAGTTGCAGAAATTAGATACAGCTGTTTCTAGAGGGGCTGCTATTTTCGGTAATAGAGGTGGATAACCATCTCTTTTTTAATATGGAGTAATTATGGCATTACCAATTCAGACCGCACCTACTTATAGGTGTGTTCTACCAAGTGATGGTCGTGAAATTAAGTTTCGACCTTTTCTTGTAAAAGAACAAAAGGTATTAATTCTCGCAAGAGAAAGTGAAGACTCGAAAGAGATATTAGAGGCTGTAAAGACTTTAATAAGCAATGTGACAGAAGGTGAAGTTGATGCAAATGAACTTGCTGTAGTCGATATGGAATATTTGTTTATTAAGGTAAGAGCAGTTTCCGTTGGTGAACATAGCACTGTAACCTTAAACTGTGATACAGGAGACTGTAAAGGAACAGGAGAGGCAGTTGTTAATCTAGATGAAGTAGAAGTAGAAGGTGATATGCCTAACGATACTGTCATGATTAATGATAAAGTTGGTGTTGTGTTAAAGTTAATCCAAGTCAAGGATATTGACGGAATGGATCAACTAGACCAAGGAGATCAAATGGTTGAACTTGTAAAACGATCAATCATTAGAATCTTTGACGAAGAGAATGTTTATGAAGCATCAGAAACTTCTGATACAGACTTAAATGAATTTATAGAAAATTTATCATTTGGTCAGTTAGAAGAGTTAGGTGGATTCTTTGACAGTGTTCCTAAACTCAAAAAGGAAATAGAGTTTAAGTGTAACCTGTGTGAATCCGTCCAAACAAGAATGTTGGAAGGACTACAAAGTTTTTTTTAATAGCCCTTTCTCATGAGAGTGTGTTTAACTATTATAACACTAACTTTCAAATGATGCAACATCATCAGTATTCGTTAACTGAGTTAGATAATATGATACCTTGGGAAAGGGAGATTTACATAAATCTTCTTTTACAATATCTTGAAGAAGAGAAGGAGAGACAGAAAGAAAGAGAATCTAGACAACGGTCTAGACGATAATAATATACATTATTTGTAAGTGACTTATAATATTTAAGAAGGGAAAAAATTATGAGTGATAAAACCACAGTAGACACAGGTCGAAACGAAGTAGAGATTGACTTAGAAAAATATACCGAAATGGTATTAAAACTTGACGATGCCCAAGATCAGATCAGAGATATGGAAAGGGCAACTAAGGAATTAAAAATTGCAACAGCAGGCGCACAACCTAGAGAGAAATTTTCATTCGGAGCATTATTTAGAGATGAGAACGATATTAATGAAAAGGCAATCATTGGATTTGCATCATTCTCACTTATGGTTATATTTGGATTTGCAGATTTGATAACTGCATTTTGGGATATGGATTTAAAAGTTTCTGACACTATATACACTTCTTTTGTTGTAGTGACATTAGGTTCATTTGGAATCTCAGAAGCTGGTAAAGCATTTGGAAAGAACTAATGGATATAAAACAAGTTATAGCAAAACACCTAGGATTAGATGAATCAGAACTCAGCGATGATAGTAATTTTGTAGAAGACCTAGGCACTGACAGTCTAACCACTGTTGAACTTATAATAGAACTCGAACAGGAATTTGAAATAGAGATTCCTGATGAAGATGCTGAGACACTCCATACAGTTGGTCAAGTAGTTAACTATATTAACGAACAGAGATAATAACCGATGGCCGATGAAATCGATTTAACCAAAACAGCAAAAGGTGTTAAAGACTCCCTCGATAACTTGAAGGATGATGTCACTACAGCTACAAGAGATTTAAAACCTGAGTGGCGTAATCTTCTTAATAACATGAAGGAGTTTAATGCACCTTTAGCTAAAAGTATTGCTGACATTCGTGAAACATCTAAAAACACTGCCATGGGAATTTTATCCTCAAGAAAGTTATTAAAGACGGCTGAGATAATTGATGAGTTCTCAGCAACAGGTGAAGAACTAGATGCAAAGAAACTTGAAAAATTAAAGAAATTTACAGATGACATTAAAGACTTTGACTTCCAAGATTATCAAAAAGCACAGGAAGCTGTCACCAAAGTTGTTCAAGCTAATAAAGATATTGCAGACTCATACGAAAGAACAGCCAGACAAGAATCTATCCACGGTGAAGAACGAAAAGAATTAAACAAAAAAATTGCTGATAACAGAACAAAAATACAAGAAGCTCGAGAACATGGTGATTTGAAAGAAGTCGGTAATCGTCAACGCATGGAAAATCACTTGATAGAAGAAAGAGGTAAACTCTATAATGAGATTTTAGAAAGAGCAAAAGAAGAAGGTGAGAAACAAATAGCAAAAAATATTGAAAGTGTTAAAGACGAAACAGAACTCCGAAACACATATAATGAAATGGTAGAAGGGGAAATGCAAAAACTTTCTACAGGAGCAGATAGTGTAACTGGAAAGACTCTAGCTGGAATTAAACATTTAAGTGGTGGTGTTCTTGATATTGGTGGGATGTTAGATGATGTTGTTGAAGGTTGGGTTGCAATAAAAGATGTAGGAAAAGGTATCGGTGAAGCAACCACAGCAGCTTTTGATTTTGTGAAACCAATGGTGTTATTCTTTTGGAAACCATTAAAGGGTTTTATTATGCAAACACTGGGTTTCAGCAAAATAATAGAAAAACTAACTGCTGCCTACAAGATGGGTATGAAAGCATGGATCGCTGCTCAATGGAAGAACCTTAAAGCGACTACACTATTTACTAAAATGCAAAGCATTCTTAACAAAGTAAGTTGGTCTGTCTTCACAACATGGATCGCTACTAAGTGGGCAGAAGTTACTCTTATGATAAGACAAACTGCACAAAGATTGGCAATGATAGCAACAGAGGTTGTTGCATGGGCAGCCAGAATGATTGCAAAAGCTCTAGAGGTTGCTACGATGTTACTTCCAGTATTACCAATTATTGCAATAGCAGTTGCAGTTCTTGCTTTAGCTGCATTATTAATATGGGGCGGAATGCAATTATATGAGAAGTCCGAGTTATTCCGAGCTATGGTTGATACGGTAATAGGATACTTTAAAGATATAGTAAGTATCATAGGAGACATATTCGGTGGATTTATGGACTTCTTTACAGGTCTCTTTACAGGAGACTTTGATCTAATGTTCAGTGGTCTCTCAGACATATTCGGTGGATTGTGGGATTTAATATTAGCACCATTCCGTGCAATATCAAGTTTTATTAAGGACACCTTTGGTATTGATATTGGTGGATGGTTAACAGATATGCTTAGAAAATGGTTGCCTGGCTGGGCATTAAATTTATTAGGTATGGGCGGAAGTGAAGATACTGATGCCATGCAAGCTGGGTTAGTTGGTGAAGCTGAAAAAGCAGATCAAAAAGCAGGTCTAAAATCTGCAGAAGAAAGTGGTCTCTATGAGAAAAATATACTAGGTGAGTCAGTAGTTGATAAGGAAAAAATTGCTGGAGCATCTGATGCTGAACTTCAATCAATCGTTAGAGACAATGATATTAGTGATGAAGATCGATCACTGATTCTTGATACATTAAACCAAAGACAAGTTGAAGCAGGTGGCCCCGATGTCTCAGCTCAAATTGCTGCCGCTAGAGAAGAAGGTTTAAGTGGTGCTGATCTTGCAGAAAGAACTGCACAAATAAAAGCTGGTGAATATACAGGTGGTGGTGATACTGCTAATGTTAGTAATACATCACAGGTAGATGCTTCCACTACCAATCAGTTGAATGTGTCAAAAAATGCAAGGGAAACTGATCCTACTCTTTCTCGTCTGTCAACAGCTTCTGCGACCCCTTAGATTTCCGATTATACTTAGTTCTATCCCTATGGATTCGAGTGATTCCATGAGAGGGAGTTTTCTTTCGTTCTTTTGGTCTTTTTAGTATGATCTTCATTATCTAAACACTGTCCGCAGACAGTTCCCACCTTTTTACTAAGTTTAGGGGATTTGATTAAGTCGGTTTCTGTTATTGCATTGCAAATGCAGATATACATAGATGCAACTCGACAACGAGAGTCTCATCCTAATCATTTCTGAATAGAATGAAAAACTCACATTGTTTTGGATTAACGGAACAGTATTCCTTTAGTTGAGCAATCAAAATCTCATAATCTATAAGACTCGGACTTTGCTGTGAAACTTGCCCCTGTCCCTTGGTTACTTTTCCTCTGTTTCTGCTTCGCTTTCTTCTGCTGAATCGGTTTGACCGTCAACAAAATCTGCACTAGCTTCAACTAAACCAGCAGTCGTATCAGCTGCAAATGCTGCTGTATCTACAACATCTTCTGCCACTGCACTAACGATCTGCGAAGTTCCAGTTACTACGGAGTCAACAGTTCCAGTAACAACGGTTTTACCGCCTTCCCAAACTGCTTCCATCGTAGAACAAGCACCAATGCTAACCACGAAGAGACATACGAGTAATGATTTTAATAAATTCATTTTCATATTCCTCAAAAATTATACAATTTTTATTATGAGAGACAAGCCAACTGCTCTATCTCTCGGTTCAAGTTGATGAATATACATCAACCCTTTATTTAGGTTTATCGGGAGCGTGATAATCATGTTTTTTGAATAAAATATCACCTGTGTTATGATAAGCTATGTCGTAAATGATCTCTATTGTATGTAATCCCAGCATGATTGTTAATAGTAAAGCACATATTTTTAACCACTTTATCATGTGTTTCATTGATCAATACCAACTACGAGCCCTAATTTCAAACTCTCTTTTCTCTCTTTCCAAATCTAGTTTTCTTTTTCTAACTATATCCTGTTTCTTTTTATACTTCTTTTGACTAGGTGGAATGAAATATTGTCGTTTGCGAACTTCTTGAATGACACCAGCTTTCTCAACATCCTTTTTAAACCTACGAAGTAATCTATCGAATGGTTCGACCTTATTAGTCTTCTTATTTTTTCTAGGTGTTACTGATGGCATAATAGTTCTCTTAAATTAAAAATGGTGTTAAAGTCGCCCCTACTCTTTACAGCAATCCTCGCTCTTTAACCAGTGTATTCCGCCAACTCCTAACATACACTTTTCCCTTACTAAGCACCCCCAAATCCACGGTCTTAGTTATATGAACACCTTATCAAGGACACATGAATAATTGTGTTCATCCCCTAAACAGAAATTAACTGTCAGCTAACTTCTTAAAGTAATCCATCGCGTCTGCATCTTCTGCTGGTGCTGTTGCACTGGCATTAGCTGCTGCGGATTCGATTACAGGTTCCTCTGCAACTGCATCTTTATTCACATCTGACCAAGGCACTTCGTCTTGATCTTCTGCAATAGATTCTGCAGTTGAAGTTGCTACTGCACCAGTAAGTCCTAAAACCCTTTCGAGTTTCTCTTTGAGTTCCTCGTAGGTTTTAAATTCACTTGGTGCAATGATGTCTGACAAACTATGTAAAGAAGTATACACTTCATTTAGTTTATTTTCATCATCAAAAAGCATAGCTGAACTATCGAACTCTGACTTATCATAGTTCCAATATCCATCTACCTTTCTTATTTTGATTTTGAAGTTTGCACCTTCTCTCACATCAAATGGATTGATTGGTGCCTCATCTTCAAACGCAGGTGAGATAGCTTCTTTGAGTTGTTCAAAGATTTTCTTACCATATCTGTATAAGAATACCTTTCCTTCATTGTCAGGATTCTTAGGATCAGAAACAACATAGATGTTAGAGACATAGTGCAATCTGCGTTTTTGTCGTCTAGCAATTTCTTTATTTGCTTCTATTCCTGTATTCCATAATGAAGTATTATATTCACTTACAGGGTCTTTTTTATTAAGAGTCGTTAAAGACTTCTCAATAAACCAACCGCCTGGCCCTTGAAAACCGTGATCCCAATAAGAGACCCAAGGCATTTCCTCACCTTCGGGAGTTGGTAAAAAACGAACTACTGCAAACCCATTACCACTCTTGTCGAGTTCGGGTTTCCAAAATCTTTCGTCTATATAGGATTTTTTATCACCTTGTGTAGGTGAAGCTGTTTCCATCGCAGCTCTTAGTTTATCTAAGCTAGTCATTGTATCTCCTTGTATTAAACAATTTTATTATACATTTTATTAGACATTATATTCGGATTCTAAGCCTTGACCTAAAATCCACCTTTCACTACTTTCATAGTAATATAACCTAGTATACTCTATTTCTTTGAAACCGTCAATAGGGTTTCCGAAATAAACATTACTAGATTTATAACCCTCTAAGAGAGCTATAAACTGAGATCGTTGTGCATCCAATACACGACTTTCCTCAGTGTATTTAGGTGCATAGTTGAGTGTTCCTTCATAAACATTTGTCCAATTATTGTTACCTTGTTTACCTTCTAGTGCATCAAAACCTATCAAACAAATATCTTGAACTCCTGACATCATAGAATAACCTAATGCACTCATTCCACAAAATAAATTCTTTAAATTAGGATTATCATAAGAGATAATGTTATCAATATACTTATTATTAAATCCTAAAAAATTAACCCAGTCTTCGTCCCCTTGGACAACGACATGAGTATCACCTTTATTGATGTATTCGTTTATACGATAACCACTAGAATTATATCCTTCCTTTATCAGTTGTGCATGTTCTATTTCAATAGGTTCCCATTCACCCACTGCAACTTTATTGGTTTTATAATAACCCTTCTCGAAGATTTCTGATTGTATAGGAATGTCGATTGCAAATAGCACATCAGGAGTGTAATCTCGATACACTCCGTTACACCCATACCATGTTCCAATATGATCTAAATCGATTCCGTTTCTACTGGTTCCATTTCCTATTATATAGAGCATAGTTCAATCAATTCTTTTCTATAGGTATCATGGTCAAATGATACAAATGCTTTATACTTATTAATCTTTATGTGTATTTCGGGATATACTATTTGTTCGGTTATTAATCTATCCCAGTCTTTAGTAAATCCAATAATCTCATCTAGAATACACATCGTTTCTAGGGAGATTTTCTTTGCCATGTATTCTTTTAATAACCTAGGATGTTGTCCATCCTTAACTTCTAATACTTTCGTGATAGTAGCCTTTCTTAATAAATCTGAAACTTCTGTTCTGAACATGTAGGATAACTTTTGATTTCTTTTCTTCCATTCCTTATATACTTTGTCAGCAGTGGTATCCAACATATCACCTGCCCACATATCCTTTTGAGATAAGTTTGCAATGTAAAAATCTTGTAAGTCTTGTTTGTAAGTTCGGTAGAGTTTACCGAAATGATATTTGTCTTTTCTTTTTACGAAAGAGTTAATGTCTGCTTTAACTTTACCATTGTATCTAACAAAGTCATAATCCTCAGAATAAAAATGTAGTTTTATTCCAAGGTATAAAGTGTAAGCGTCATATCCCTCTCTTGAGGTCATTTAACTAATGTTGGTTTTGGTGCTGTTATGATTTGACTTGTAGCTTCCTTCCAAGCATTAGCAACCTTGTCATTTGTTTCTGCAACAAAGACATATTGCATGAAGATTTGTTCTTCGGGATTTTCTACTCCTGAGACACAAATACCTTTTGCAAATCCCATCTGACCTTGACCGTCAGTGAGAATCATTCTAGGATTTAATATCCTTAACGAATTATCAGAAAGAAATTCACTTACCTGTCCGACATATTCTCCACTTACTGTGACTATTGAAACTATATCACCATGTTGCATAATTATACCTCTATTTTTCCGAGTAGAAACTACTTAACGAAGCTCTACTATGTTTTGAATTTCTGTTTATCATATTTAAACTTGTTGCTTCTGCTTCAAGTTTCTCTTTGAGTGGTTGAGACAATAACCTCTTTGCCGACTCAGGTTCTAGTAAATGTTCTTCACATATTTTTAATATTGCACTCATAACATCTACATTCTTATTTAATAAAAGTTTTTCCACCTTCTCGGTAAATTCCTTCTTGCTAATCATTTATACTCCGTATAATTTTTGGTAACGATTTCTCAAGTCAACTAAATCATCGACATGATCCATAGGATTCGATACAAAAACTTGAGAGGTTCCGTTCTCAAGAGCTACCAGTGCAACGATTTCATCAATCGGTTGTCCAGTTAATTCTTCTACCATGATTGCATAAGCAGTCATTTGAAGATACCAAGGTTTGGCATATTCTTCTATCTTAGGTTTTGCACTTGTTTTAAAATCTATAATACAAATTGCACCATCCATCATCCCGACACAATCTACTCGTCCAGCCATTTTGAGTCTGTCTGAATACAGAGGTGCCTCTAATGAGAATGGAATAATATCATCTAATATTGGTCGAAGACTTTTGAATTGTCCTTCTTGTATTATATTGTCAAACTCTACATAAGGTTTATCTTTCCTCATATAGGTCTCGACTAATTCGTGGAACTTAGTTCCTTTCCTTGCGGCTGCTTGAGAAATGCGATTTGCTTCCTCTTCACCAACCCGATCTCTCCATAGTTTGATTCCATCTCTTGTGGATAAACCAACTACAGTTGTGACACTTGGGTATCTTGCACCATTTAGATCAACATAAAATCTCTTACCATCTTCTTGGATAGTCTTTAACTCTATGTCTTCTAGTTCGGTAAGATCAAGTAAGTTTGTTCTAACTTTAGTCATATCTCTATTATACTACTTTTTAGTTTGTTTGGCTATATGTTTTTTGACAACTGCAGATGTCTTAATTTCTTTAATAGATTTATTAGCACCGTGTTTGTCTGCCAAGGTTGAATTTGGATGTGCTTCTGCTACTTTAGATAAGACAGATTTAAATCCATCATCTGTTTGAACACGATCATTCACCCCACCTACAATATGAGGTGCGGTGATGATCTGTTTAAGATGTGGGTTGTCTATTTTGTATTGATCTAATTCAGTGTAAGGCATTGAGACTTCAATTACCCCACCTTCTTGATCTTCAAAAATATATATCATAACGAATCCTACTAGTATTTAGGTGTTATTGGTTGTGCTTCCTGAGGGAGACTTTTTCTTCCCAATGTTCTATTGCTTTAGTGATAGCTTCTTCTGCTAAGACACTGCAATGTAATTTGATAGGTGGTAACTCTAAAGCTTCTGCGATCTCTTTATCTTTTATAAGTTTAGC